GGAGGTGGATGGGTAATACTAGGCCATCCACCTATGTGCGTCCCTGCGGGGCAACCAGAAGCCCGCTAACCGCAACAAACCCGCTACGCATAACTTGTAATCCGGCAGGTACTATGCTGAATGCTAAGCTACGCATAACTTGTTAGGCGGCAGGTACGCATAACCCTAGGCAAGCCTAGGGTTATGCTGTTAAAATTCTTGGAAATATTCAATATCTTCGTTGTTCGTCTGATTATTAATGATACCTTGTTCAGCATTAGCCAAAACGACGTTAGGAGCCGTTAAACTAACACGTACAGTACGCTTCGTAATTAAAGGCATCAACAAACAGTTATCCTCTCTCATAATAGAGAGTTGAGAACTACCTGTTGTAATTGCAGTACCAGCCTCTGGACCTGCACTGCCGTCTGAAAATACAATCTGGCCTAATACATAAACAATACCAATAACAGTCGTATTCTTCCTGTGTTGAACAGTAAAATCGTCGTAAAAATTAGACATTATTTTGTTCTTCAAAGTGACAGAAGTATTGAATTGATTACCAGGTGCAAGTGTAAAGTCTTCAGACTTCAAAGTCTTCCAAAAACTATTAAACATACGACGCACCTGGGGAGAACCTGGTACTAAAGAGGGATCTAGATAAGCTACAACATTGGCTGCACTAGCTGCTGTGGTTAACAAACCAGTTAATGGCCAGCCGGCATGACTGTAATTATTTTGATAATTGCTACCTGGAGTAACATTATCAAAAAAAGTACCATTACCAGGACTAACACCTAGCCCATATTCAGCTGCTGAATTAGATGCTATCATCAACATATTAAGTGGGTTGCTAGTGTTAGTGCCAAAGCCTTCGTATGCACTCGGCATATTATTCTTAGGAGTATACCAAACTACACGAGCACGTAAAGTATTGGTGGAACTATTATAGAACTTAAGCTTAGAAGTATAACTTGCAATCTGAAAATTATACTGATTGTTCTGGGGATTGGTTGTAGCAAATGTACCAGGCTGAAAAGCTGTATCAGTTAAAGCATTAACATTCATCTGGTTAATTATGGGAACCAACAATGGATATGTCAATAGAGGGATTTCTGCGGCCGTAACACGACCGGATGAACAATCCATTTGAAAAGACCACTTCTGATTTAAAGAAGTGGGAGGCTTACTTACATTTAAAACACGTTGGCTAAATGTTGGCTTCTTATATTTGCCTACACTCAATCCTTTCGAATAGCGAATATTAGCACTCATTAACGCAGGGCTCAACTCGCCAACACTTGCATTAGACCTCTTACGAGGTACCATTTTACTACCGCGTAAGAAGCCAAATCTTCTCTTAGCGGGCTTAGATGCGTCAAAAGGCATAGACTTAGACCCACCGCCTGTCTTAGTATAAACCTGTGTTCTCCTTCGAGCAGCAGGTTTACGAGACATACGTGTACTACGTTTATTAAATTTACGAGCCATTTTATTAATTAATATTTTTTATCAAACCATTGATTTATGATTATATATTAAAAGTATCTACTCTGGCTCTGGTTCTTCGATCGGTCTCTTCAAGGAAAGCTGGATCGGGACCTTCACCCTGCGCGGCTTGGACGGGATCGGGCCCAGGATTTCCAACAAGGAGTGGTACAACGCCAAGGAGTTCATAATCACTGACGTCGCCCTTGTGGATTCGTCTGACTCCCGCAGGCAAGAATTCAACAACACATTCAATTCTACGAAACAATTGCTGAAGATTCTCATCTGAGCGGGAGTTCCACGTTGCTCGAGGATCAAGCGGGGAAGTAACAAAGATTCGGCGGCTTCTAAAGTTAAGATTGCCTCCCTTAAATTGGACGATGAGTGGATACTGATCGAACAAACTGAGGAGGAAGGTGAACTTACTGAAATCGCATCGGTACTCGTCAATGATGACATCGCTGTGGGTGAGTGGATCATATCCACACCACCAGGGGGAATTCTGCTTCCAGTAGGCGCCTGGAGCAATCTCGTGCGCTGCACGGGTCTTACCCGATCCTGTAGATCCGTAAAACCAGAAGACTCGGGTCTTAAAGTTCCGAACGGGGGCGTACGCTCCCCTAATTGCGAGTGCTCCTCTGTTAAATCGAAGAAAAGAGGTTCCGTGGTCATCGATGATGTCTGTGAGGGACTTGCTTGAGTCTTTGCACGCTTCGACAAATGCTGTGAGGTCTGTTCTCTCTCCGGGGATAGGAATCTCACCGCTTTCGACAATAAGCGTCCCGGGAATCCGGTCATCATCTTTTGTGCAGTAGTCGCGGTTCTGCTGAGGGGTTCCTCTAGTTGCCTCGATGTGAATACGGGCGGAGATGAAGGTCTTCCACTGGGTGAAAGAGGTGGGCTTATCCCGCTGTGCATATCCCTGGAGGTGAGGCGTTCCAGCAGCGCCGCGCTCTTGTTGATAGACAATGTATTTAAAAGATCCATTGTCAATGTTAGTCTGTAGGTGGGTTAGTTCTTCGGGTGTATAATTGTTTAAAGTAAAGCATATGCTACGTGGACGGGCCATCTTGCAATTATTTAATTTATGAGTTTGCAAGAAATGCACAAACCCCCTGCAAATTGCACAATCCTCGACTTTTTTTACAAAAAAGTTACTGACATAAATGTTAGGAAACTTACTGAAAATTTGTTAGGAACCTTAACCATTAATTAATTAAGTTAAGTTAAGTTAAGTTTAAAAAGTTAAGTTGAAAAATTTTTCGCCTGCGGCGGGCCTTACGCTTCAGTCTCCCTGCGGTCGACATCGCGTCATTTCCCACCTCAGCAACTCCGTTGGGCGCCTACGCGGCGGGCGCCCTGCCGGGGGCAGCTACGCATAACTTAATCGTTATGCACATGCACGGAGGTGGATGGGTAATACTAGGCCATCCACCTATGTGCGTCCCTGCGGGGCAACCAGAAGCCCGCTAACCGCAACAAACCCGCTACGCATAACTTGTAATCCGGCAGGTACTATGCTGAA